TACAATCTGAATTATTAGAGCAAAAAAGACCTGGAGGTTTACTTGCATAATGGCTACTTTCCCTTCGATTACTCCTACATACGGACAGCAAAAAAGTTCTGCACCAAATACAAGAACAGTTCGTTTTGCTGATGGCTATGAACACAGGATATTGTTTGGTTTAGCACAACATCAAAATCCAAAAGTTTTCAATTTGACTTTTAACGTTTCGGAAACAGATGCAGATACTATAGAGACATTTTTAGATGCGAGAGCAAATGATAGTGCAAGTTTTGATTTCACTCCTCCAGGAGAAGCTAGTTCTTCTAAGTTTGTCTGCGAAACATGGAGTAAATCAATTCCTTATTTAAATAGAGCAACAATACAAGCAACATTTAGAGAGGTATTTGAACCATGAGCACTGATCCTGTATTTAGTGAAGTTCAAAAAATAAATCCCTCTGCAATTATTGAACTTTTTACATTACAGTTAGATAACTCTTTACATGGTGCGACCACAATATATAGATTTCATTCTGGATCAAATCTTGATGCTAATGGTGAAATAGTCTGGGCTGGTAATTCTTATCTTAGATTTCCAATAGAAGCTACAGGATTTGCATATCAACGAGGTCAGATTCCAAGACCAAAACTTGTTATTAGTAATGCGTTAGGAACTATATCAGCCATATTGTTACTTGTTAATCAAACAACTGCTGGTAATGATTTAACAGGTGCTACGTTTACTAGAATTAGGACAATGGCAAGATTTCTTGATGCTGCGAACTTTAGTGGTGGTAGTAATCCATTAGGAACACCAGATCCTACAGCAGAATTTAAACGTCAAGTATTTACAGTAGATCGTAAGTCAGCGGAAAATAGGGATGTCGTAGAATTTGAATTAGCAGGAGCTATTGATATGGCTGGAGTTAGAGCACCCAAACGTCAATGTACTCGTGCGTTATTTCCTAGCATTGGTACGTTTACACAATGAGTTGGAAATATAAAGCACTACTTCATGCTCAACGTGAAGATCCTAGAGAATCTTGTGGGCTTTTATTGAATGTTAAAGGTAAGGAACGATATTATCCATGTCGTAATCTTTCAATCACAGACAATCAGTGTTTTATTATTGATCCAGAAGATTATGTAAAAGCAGATGATGTGGGTGAAATTGTTGCTGTTGTTCATAGTCATCCTATAACACCCCCAGAACCTAGTCAGGCAGATAAAATTAGCTGTGAGCAAAGTAAACTACCTTGGTATATTGTTAATCCTAAGACTGAACAGTGGGGTGAATGTATTCCAAATGGTTACGTTCCAGATATTTTAGGAAGGCAGTGGGTTTGGGGTGTGACTGATTGCTGGAGTTTAGTTGTTGATTGGTATAAACAGGAAAAGGGTATAGAACTAAAAGATTATGCAAGAAATATGACTCCTCAAGAGTTTTTAGAAAATCCTTTATTTGAAGATTATGCCTGGCGAACAGGCTTTAGAGAACTTAGGTCAGATGAAAAGTTACAAGAGGGTGATGTTTTATTAATGTCAATATTACATCCAACTTTAAATCATGTAGCTATTTTTCTTGGAGATATGGTTTTACATCATTTAGCAGATAGACTATCTTGTAGAGAACCATAT